ATGTAGGGGGGACTCTCGGTTACAAGCGAGAGGTTTTTACTAGATGGTCTCAATTCCGTCGTGATGGAGCGACCGGATCTGGTGAATTCTCTTCACGATATCTTATCGTGGAGAGGTCTCCTATCCTGTCGGTCCCTCATCTCGGTCTTGAGTCTATCTGGTTTGACCCCAACCTTGGAGCCGCTCGAGTTCTCTCCGGTCTCGCTCTTGCGAGGCAGGCATTTCGATAACCTCCCGGTTATCGAATACGATTTGACCCACTAGTTTCTAGTGGGGTGTTAGTTCGCAGGTCTCCTGCATAACCAACCGAAAGGATCGCTTAATGAGCGACCAAGCAAACATCGTCATCAACGACGGTGCGGGCACTCCCGTAGCCCGAACTTTCGCGCCGAAGGGCGTGATTGCCATCGATCCGAAGACGACTAAGGCAACCTGGCGTGAGAACGCTGGGCTCTACCTTGGTCAACCGACGATCGAAGAGTACCATTCGGCTCCCAACGCGAATGGCGTGGAGAAGTTCAAGTGGGTGGTCAAATACCCGGTTCTCCAGACTGTTGGCACCAGTGACGCGGGGATTGTTCCCCCCGCCGGTGTGGCCTACACTCTGTTGGGAATTGTGGAATTTCACCTTCCCACTGCGGCAACCGACTTGGAGCTGTCGCACATTCGCGCGTTAATCGAGAACTTCTCGGCGACCGCGATGTTCGAGTCGGCAATCGAGACCCGCGACCCCGCATGGTGACATGTGGGTAAGCGGTCGATCTCTCCGAGAGGAAGGTCTAGGAGTATTTTGCTGCTCATTCTAAGCCTATTGGTTCCTTATTTAGGTTCCTTCTGGTCTAGAGTGGTCATCACGATATTCCTTCTCGGTTGCATTCTCGGTCTTCAACTCCTTGAAGGAGATTTCCTATGTCTCATAGGGATAGAGATACTTCCTTGTCAAGGAAGGAGTCACGCGACCTAATCCGTGATTATCTCTCCGCTCTGGATTGTCCGCGAGCATTGAGTTGCTGGATCTTATTTGATCACGGTGACTCTGAAGCGTTGGTTCAGCTTGTGAACCTTGATTGCGACCCGAATCACTACGCTACGATCGGGGGTTTCCGAGCAGCTTATGCTGCAACGAAATTCCTATCGAAATGTGGTGACCTCGGAACCGGGATTGATAAACCGGCGGTCGCAATCGAGGCAGCCGTCAAGGCTGAGCTTCGTTGTCTCTCGACCAATGAAACTTGGAGAGGCTTACTATCTGGGACCGTGAGGTCCCCCGATGTTTCCCGCATCCCGCGGGTTATCGGAACGATAAGTGCCATTCTGGGTGACATTCCTGACTGGTTAATGTCTCACGACATGATCCACGATGGTAACGATTACCTTATCCCTCCCGGGATTAGGGATGTCGGATGGTCAAAGGGACGGACTACTTCCTCTAGTGGTCCGAAGCTCTCTCCGTACACAAAATACGGTAGTCGACTTGACGTTACGGCAAGTGCTCTCAGATTCGCGCGACGCGAAGTGAGAGACTCACCTTGGTGGGGAGCAGCTGCACTTAAGGCAGAGGCTCCGGTGTCAGTCTTGAAAGAGGCTTTCACCATCGCTGAGGGGAACGTAATGCTTACCGTCCCTAAGAACGCCAAGACCGATCGTGTCATATGCTATGAACCGCATATGAACATTTGGCTCCAATTAAAACTTGGACGCTATATCCGATCGAGGCTGAAGAAATTCGGCATTGATCTGGATGATCAGTCGATCAACCAGCGCCGTGCGATGCTCGGCTCAAAAACCGGGCATTTGTCAACGGTAGACCTAAAGTCTGCCAGCGACACGGTCGCCTTAGAGGTAGTCCGTCAGCTCCTACCCATTGATTGGGTATGTCTGATGGAAGATCTACGCTCTAAGAACACACTTTGGCCTGACGGGCATTGGAGAAAGAACCAAAAGTTCTCATCCATGGGTAACGGTTTTACTTTCGAGTTAGAATCGTTACTCTTTTATGCCATTTGCTCATCTGTGAGTGAAAACGTCAGTGTGTATGGTGACGATATCGTTCTGCCTTCAGAAAATTTCGACGCTGCTGTGCAGATGTTGAACTTCTGTGGCTTTGAGGTTAATACCTCAAAATCCTACACTTCCGGACCTTTCCGGGAATCGTGTGGGGAGAACGCTTATCTTGGCTTTTCCTGTACGCCTGTCTATCTGAGAGCGTTACCAAAAACGCTCGAGGATGTCGTTAAGCTCCATAACCAGGTTTTGCAGCAATGCAAGCGTTGGTTTAACTACCCAACGTGGAACCCTTGGGGTTCTATGCTAAAGTCATGGAGAAGACGTTACCCTCACTTGCTTGGCCCTAGTGGGTTCGGCGATGGCCATTACCATGTTACCTTGGACGAAGCGCGACCTAGTCGCGCGAAGTTTTGGGTACAAGGATGGTGGTTCGAAACTGTCTCCCGACAGTATCGAGGGGGAGTTGATTCGTTAGATGGGGCAACGGTCTGCAGCTTCCCAGCTGCAATTTGTGCCTCAACTGGACCTAAGAGAGTTCGCTCTCTTTGGGATTCAACTCTAGACAGGCGGTCATACCGCTACAGGAAGC